TTTAATAGAGCCCACTAGGCCTTCGTCATATGGAAAACTAAGTTTGATCTTTGCTTGGTCTATTTCATTAGACAACACAATTTTTACATTTTTTTCTTGATTGATGGTTCGCTTGGCAATGCGAAATTGAGGATTTTCTAAAAATATAGAAATATCCCTATTCAAATAGTGAGAAATGTTGTTGGTATATTTTGTCAACATCGTCACGCACAGCGTACTCTGCTTTTCAGTGAAGCCTAATGACCGTTGGGCCTGGTCGTTGAAGCTGGTCAACAACCGCAGGTCTCTAGGGGCAATAAAATCCACCGTTCCTTTATGTTGCCACGATCCAAAACCAACTAAATTGTCAAGGATGTCTTCAATGTACATTTTATAAACTGGCGTCTTCCAGTCCTGCGGTTCGAAGTTTAATAATATTTGAAAGTTGCCACTGTTTAATGTCAAGGCCTTTGACAATGCCTAACCACTGGTTGCGTAGTAGAGCAAATTCGTTGATGATTTTTTCCATATCGACCACATCAGCTTCGCCGTCGACATATTTTTCAACATCTCTTGAACTTAGAGCACGTTGATAATTTTCTAGATATTTTTTGAACGTTTTAGAGCGAAGCCTACGAAGTTCAATGTTGAGATATTCCAATACAGCTTCAATTTCTTGAAGCTGATTGAATCGCTGTTCAACTACGCCCGGCAAACCGGAAGAAGATTTTTCTATGTTGCCATAGATTTTAACTTCTCCACGGGCATCTTCTAATTCTCGATAGAAATAATCAATGCATGCCGGTAGATGACTAATATCTTGACTAATTTTGGCGTACCAATGAGCCATTAATAGTCCTCGTCTTCGTAACCGTAGTTGTCCTCGTCTTCTTCTTCCTCGTCATTGAATCCTTCCTCGTCTAATACAGTTTTAATTGCATCATCGAGGTGACCATCGTAACCAAGAAGTCCTTCTAACATGGATAACTCAATATCTTTGCCTTGAAGATAGCTAACATATTGTGTTGCCGCCATGTCTTTATTTTTTTCTGGGATATATTCTTTAAATGTATCCCAAATTTCCATAATTAGTGATTCTTCCATTATTCTGCTTCCTCTTCAGTTTCAACTGTAGTGGTAGTTGCGGCCATTGTTTCATCCCATTCCTTCATAATGATATGAAGTTTTTCTTCAGTCCAATTTTTGCGAAACTCTGCTACAATCTCACCAGTTTCTTTGCTGGTGTATGCTAATTTATTTCCTACCTTAGATAATACACCCATTTTCTCGAACATGTCAACCAGTCCGCTTGTAGGTGCCATACCTGTTGAGTACGGAATCTTAACTTGCACACTTTCAAAAGGTTTAGCATATCGTGTTTTCATGATTTTACATGCAGAACGGATACCTAAAACATCACTAACCTTATTGCCATCCTCATCCTCTTTGAGTTTGAGTTTTTTCATAGCAACAACAATACTAGAGGCATAAACAAATCCTTGTCCGCCTGAAATTTTGTCATCTGGGTCAAACATATCTTGACTTGCGTAAGTATGGTTAGTACATACCATACCAACATTGTAGTTGCCAAACATATTAACACAATTACGTACAAGTGCTGTCAATGCCTTGGGCTTACGGCCCATGTCACCTTTCAAATCACCTGCTTCAAACTGATTAACGTCAGTTGGAGTCAACAACATACCAAGACTGTCTATGACAAATAACACTTTGGGACGATCAGTTGAATCCATAGTTTTGTACTCATTCATAAATTCATGAATGGTCTTTGCTACATCATCGATCATTGCCATATTAAGTTTCAGAAGTTTATTTTCTGAAATATCTACACCCAATGCTTCTAACCACGCCTTGTCTAGAGCATTTTCTGTGTCAACTAAGACTACAAAAATTCCCTGCTCTTGTGCGTGTTTAATAATGTTGCCAGAGCAGATATAACTCTTACCTGCACCAGATTCGCCTGCAAAAACTGTAACTTTACCCAGAGGAACTCCTTTAAAGAAGTCCCCTGAGATAAGATAGTTTAAGGCATAGTTACCGGTTGAAATCCAATCGGTTGGGTCGTTAAACCCGATTCCTAGTCCATCAATTGACTTGGTGATAGACTTACGGAACTTCGAAATATCGAAGGCCTTTGCCATGGTCTATCTCCTTATTCTGATTTTTGGCGATTACGAATCATGGCCAAGATATCTTGGGCACGACCACTTGCGCTACTATCTGTAGCCTCTGGTTTAGCTGATTCAACTTTCAATGTAGGAGCAGGTGTTGCTGGCTCGTCATCGGCTTGGTCGTCTGCAGGAGCAGGTGCTGCCTTTGTAGATGCGCCACTGCCTGCTGGTGCGTTATATCCAGCTGGCTTGAAATATTGACCCCAACGATCCATGTCAAATGCTTCACCATCTACTGATGCTTCAAACATTTCTTTCATGATTTTGAGTTCAACTTCGCCTGGCTTCTTAGGCAAAAAGTCCTTAAGATTGAACACGCCGTGGTCTTTAATTGCCGCTAATTCTGCTTCGCCTAGAGCACGTTCACGACGAGCCCAGCTTGATGTAGAGTAGTCGGCATAACCACCTTTTGATGTTTTAGTGATTTTGAAATCTAAGCCACGGACATAGTCTGTTGGCAATTCTTCGATCTCAGCGTCCATTAGTGCGTTCTTAACCAAGTTAAAAATTTGGCTACCAATGATGAATCGACGGATCGGATTTTCAGGAGTTTTGTCTTCTTGTAGTTTTGAATCTACAACAAAACCTTGGAACAAATATGAGCGTTTCTTCCAATATTTACGACCCATTTCTTCCAAAGATTTGTCTTTGAACCAAGGACGTACTTCAGTAAGAATTGGACAAGTCTCGCCCCACATTTCCATACAAGGAACTTGTACAGTAACTGGTTTGCTGGCTGTGTCGCCTTTGACTCCTGCGAAAGGCAATTTGATCATTGCACGTTCGACCCAGAAGAAAGTGTTGTTTGGATCAGCGTCAGGCAAGAAACGCACTGTTGCGTTTGTACCTTCTGCGATATTCCAATGGGGGTAAATTGCGTTGTCGCCACCGGATGAGCTACCAGTGTTTTGTTGCGATGATGCTTGAAGTTTTGCTCTAATTTCTGCTAAAGTTGCCATAATGATTTTTCCTTAATGTTTAATTTTATGTGCCATTCTTCTAAAGCCAACTGACTATAAAAGAAAAAGTGCATACATGTTATTGTACGCACTTTTATTTATTACTGCAACCTAAAAGGTGCTTATAATGTGGTTTATTTTGCCAATCCTGCCAATCTAAGAATAGCTTCAAATTGCTCTTCTTCTGGGCCTTTTGGTAAATGTGGATTACTAACTTGGCTCAGCGGGCTCTTGGCAGAACTTGGACCTGACCCAATTGCGTCGGCTTCGCCTGTTTGGATCTTACGATCGTGACTCTTACGAGCAATACGTTCTAATGCTGTTTCACCGTCTTTTTCAGTCATTAGTTCTTTTACCAAATGACCGTACTGTGGGCCAAATTCTTTTTCAGCCATAGTACCTAATTCAGTAACACCTTTGCGCCATGGACTTTTGAACCCTTCTTCTTTCCAGTTAGCATTATAGTGACCGCATACCCATTGGGCTAGATCTTTCATCGAAGGTGATTCGGATCCTTCTTCGTGACCGTGTACTTCGTCTTCGTTTTCTTCAGCAGTACGTCCAGCGTTTCTAGCCAATGTCTTAGGATGACTAATATTCTTTTCTTTTTCTTTTTCTAAGTCTGCAGGAGTTAATGGCTTCTCACCTTTTTGTTTGCGTAGGTAAGCTGGAACATCGCTTCTGTTAGGACCTTCTTCAGCAACTGGTGCTTCTTGTGGTGCAGGTGGTGCCTCTGGAGCAGGTGCTTGTTGTTGCTCGGCGCCTGCAGAATTAATTTCTTCATAGGCAGTTGGATCAACTCGTTGTAGCCATGCCATGATTGTGTCTGCAGGATCGCCAGCGCCATTGGTGCTCTTGGCTAATTCTTTTAGGTCGTCTTCCAACCCTTCGTCATCGATGCCAATGCCTTGCAGTGCTAGAATAATACCTTCTGCGTCAGTACCAACTTGATCAATAGTTCCACTAGTTAACAACTCGTGAAGTTGACCAACGGTATCCATAGCCAATTGACCTTCAGCTAAACGTTCTGCCCAGTCTTCAAAATTGTTAAATGCATCTTCTTTAACTGGCTTATCGCAACCACATTCGCTTTCGTACATTCCGCATTCGTCACACTTTTCTTCGGACCCTTCGTGTACTAGATCTTCTAGATCGATAGTTCCTGTCTCTTGCATGATGCGATGAATTAATGGAAAATATTGCGCCATTTCTTCTTTAAATGAACTTACTGTGAACTTGCTCTTGTAGTCTTCCATGGTAGCTTGATCTAATTCGCTCATGCCATTTGCAATAGGTTCAAAATTTTCTGACCACATACGATATCCCTTAGGGCCACTAATTGATTTCATACAGTCACGCAAACTTTGTAATTTAGCACCGACACGTTCTGCAATAGCGTGGACATCTCCGTGCATTCCGTCATGTCTGCTCATGTGTTTCATACAGCTAACACACTGGCTAATTTCTTCACTCATGCCAATAATAGCATTGCCTAATTCGTCATATGGTTTGCCGCCGTGAGCCACGTGCTGAGCCATCGCCAGTGCTCCTGCGGTATGAATGAATGGATATTTAAAACGCTCGCCTTCTTCGTTTTCAACGTAGATAGCTTTGATGTTGCCGGCACGTTTTCTAGCGCCAAATGATTCGTCTTCGATAGGCTTATGATGCTTGACAATAACTTTGGCTTTTTGCATCTTACCGTAGCTGGTCTTGCTACTACCTTCAAACTTGACCGATTCACTCATATTCATATTTTCTTCCTTGCTTCCATTAGTGGCTAGATATTGGAAATCATCTTTGTTTAGATTACTCTTTGTAATATCTCTAGTGTCAAATCTTAATAATCTGCGTTTGGCAAATAGTCTCATTTCACGAAGAAAATCATACCAGTATTCTTTACTGATAGGATCGATATCTTCTAAAATGCTCTGACCATAAAACACCTTAAGGGTGCCTAGTTCATTTATACTAATACTAACTCTTCCAAAATTATGACCTTCAATTGTGAAGTCAAAATCATAGAATCTTGCCTGTCTTGGGTCCATTGTGATCCCGCCTGTTTCGTCGCCCATCTGTAAATTGGTGAAACGACTGCGGATTTTGTCAAAGACATCCTGGCTGATTATTTCAATAGTTTTCATACCTATATTTATTAAAAACTGCTGATGTGGATTGGCATTGGGAGTTCGTAATCTTCAATCCTAGCATCTTCTACTAGCTTGGTATATACCGTAGGATCCCAGTCTCCTAGCATCATAATCATGCGTACAGCCAGCAATAGTGCCGCTACAAGATCGTCATGTTCTGTTTGTTTTGCTTTGAAAGTTATGCCCTGAGCAATAAAAGTCTTGAGTTCTGAGATCAAACTTTTACTGTAAATTGTGATTTTTTTCTGTTCTACTAACTGCTTTAACTTAGCACAGGCCGCGATTTTAGCCACGTTTGTAGTGTTAAATCCTCTGCGGAATCTACGGACGTGACCTTTCTTGATTGGCTCACTTAAGAACATTCCGGGGATAGTATCTTCGCCCATTTCGTTAACTGCTACCAAGGCTGCTTCGCCTAATGTGTTGTTTTCAATGCTGTAGTATATGGTAG